CGAGAGGATAGGGGTTCAGTAGTTCCTAGAATGCCTCCCCCTATAGAACAATTTGGTGGCACAGTAATTCCTAGAATGCCTCAACAACCTGGGCCTAAAATAAGACCTAGACCCATACCGCCAGGAGGAAGAGGACCGGGCGCACCGCCTAATATTTCTCGACAACCTAGGGTTAATATGGAACAGTTACTGGCAGGTCTAGGAGGACTAGGACCTGGAGGTCCTTAATGGATGCGGTTCGGTTAGCGGAATACGTTTTTAAACGCATTCGCGACACGGAGGAACAAATTACCGAGCAATTGGCTGCTGGAGCCATAACAAACATGGAAGAATACAGATTTCTTTTAGGCAAATTAACAGCGCTTCGTGCCTTAGAAGAAGATATTAAAGAAGCGCTGCAACAAGCAACAGGAGATATTTTAGATGACTGAAATAAGACAATCTGAAATCGCACCTGAAGTAGAAGTGAAAACTTCGCCCACGCCGGAAAACGGCGCAAACCCGTCTGTTAATGACGCTTATATCACTCAGGATGCCAGGGTTTTAGACCCGGCCTTGATTGATAAATCCCTCATGGAAAGAATGCCTAATCCAGTGGGGTATCGCCTCTTGGTGTTACCCTATAAAGGAAAAGGCGTGACCGATGGTGGCATTATGCTCACGCAACAAACCGTTGATCGTGAAAGTTTGGCTACCGTGGTAGCGTACGTTTTGAAAGTGGGTCCCTTGGCTTATGCTGATGACAAGAAGTTCGGAGGAATTCCTTGGTGTCAGGAAAAAGACTGGGTACTGATCGGCCGTTATGCGGGGGCTAGATTTTCCCTCGATGAAGATGCCGAAGTGCGTATGATTAATGACGATGAAGTGATTGGAACCATATTGGATCCAGACGACATCAAAGCCATGTAGGGAGGACACTATGGCAGAAGAAGAAAAAACAGAACTTCCTGAAATAACGGAAGAAAAAATAGAGAAGGCAGCTTTGCCTGAAAACAAACGCGTCGATGAAGACATATCGGAAGAAGCAACTTTTGTAGAGTTGGACGAAACCGATGTCAAGGAACTCGGTCCCGTCACCGCAGAGGAAGTTAAGGAAGACTTTGAACCACATGAAATGGTGGAGGAACGGGTTAAGGATTCGAGCGAAGTGGAGAAACGTGCGGCGTTAGCGCAGAATCGTATCGACCAAGCGGTCAAACAAAGCAAAGAATATGCGCGTCGCGAATTGCAGGCACTGCAATACGCCAAAGAACTCGAAACCCAAAACAAGGAGTTAAGAAAATCTCAAGAGCAGATCTCAGAGAATTACGGCACCGAGTTTGAAAGTCGTATCGATGCTCAGACGAGCGCTGCCAAGCAGGCGTTGAAAGAGGCCACCGAACAGCAAGACGCGGAAGCCATGGCAGACGCACAGTCTTTGATGGCCACAGCAGCAGCTGACCGTACGCGTTTGGAGCAATACAAACAACAGCTCGAAGCCTATCAAGCTCAACAAAAATTGATGGCGGAACAGCAGGATTTAATGCAATCTCAACCTGCGCCAGCAACTGATTCTACTCAATATGGAGAACCGTCACAGAAAGCCCGTGGTTGGGCGCAACAGAATACCTGGTTCGGCGTTGATCCTATTTTGACCAATGTGGCCTTTGGGGTACACAGTCAATTAGAGTCAGAAGGGTTTGACACTGAGTCCGATGAGTATTATTCTGAAATAGATAAAAGAATTCGGCACGAAATGCCGCACAAATTTACAGATGAAAACGTACAGAGCGACAGTAAACCCGTCCAGACGGTCGCTTCAGCAACACGCGCCAATGGCAGAGGACGCAATCAAGGCAATAGAATTGAATTGTCACCCAGCGAACAACAACTGGCTAAAAAGCTAGGGGTGCCACTCAAGGAATATGCCAAACATAAGGTTAGATTACAAAGGTCATGAGTAAAAATAATAAAACTGATAACCAGACCGAAGACACAAGAGTTCAAGGAACACTTGTAGAGGAATCCGACGTTCAAGAAGCAATTGCTCAAGAAGCGTCTGATGAAGCAAACTTAGACAGAACACCACGCGAACAGGAAACTCGTGAGATAGAAGAACAGCGTAAACCCTGGACTCCTCCACAGTTACTGGAAACGCCTGAACCACCTGCGGGAATTCATTACCGCTGGGTAAGAACGGCAGTGCGCGGTGAGGAAGACAGGAAAAACGTGCATTATCGTTTTCGAGAAGGCTACGTCCCTGTTAAACCCGAAGAAGTCAACGGCTATCATCTCCCTACTATTAACGAAGGCGAACACGCAGGTACCGTAGGTATCGGCGGACTTATCCTTTGCAAAATACCACAGGCGACGATAGACGAAAGAAATGCTTACTACGAAAGTCGTACCAGCGCTCAAATGGAAGCGGTTGATAACGACCTTATGAAAGATGAACACCCTGCAATGCCGATCACTCGTGAACGGAAAACGCAGGTTACATTTGGTGGATCCAAAAGATAATTTTGGATCTTGTTGCTAACATTTAACCGGAGATACCGAGAATGGCAAATAATGATGCACCTTTTGGTCTGCGTCCATCTCGTAAAGTCGGCGGTGCGTATTTCACTGGCGGTGAGTCTAGATTTAGGGTAACTACATCTGGCAGCACCAACACGACGAATATTTACCAAGGTGATGTAGTGACTCAAAATACTGGCGGAATCGTAACACGTATCGCCAGAGCTGACGGTGGTAGCGCGACAAGCGATATTATCGTAGGCGTATTTTGGGGTTGCTTTTACACCGACCCGACAACGAGTAAGCCAACTTGGAGCAATTACTGGCCCGGCAACGCTGCAACGGATGCGATAGGTTTTATCATCGATGACCCCTTAGTGGTCTTCGAGGTACAAGCCGACGCGGCATTCCCTCTTGCAGATTTGTTTGGTAACTTTGACATCGTTGATAACAGTGGAACTGGCAGCTCAGACAGCGGCTGGTCCTACATGGAACTCGATGTGTCAACAGGAGCCACCACGGCCACATTGCCCTTGAAAGCACTAGACATCTCAGGCGACCCGGAGAATTCCGATGTCAGCGCAGCAAACACTAATGTTATGGTTGTAATACAAAATCACTTGTTGGTACAACGACAAGTTGGTCTAGCGTAAGGAGATTAAGAAATGGCAATTTCAAGAGCGCAATTAGCGAAAGAACTTGAGCCTGGTCTTAATGCCTTATTCGGCATGGAATATGATCGATACGAAAATGAAACGGCAGAAATCTTTGAAACCGAGTCTTCGGACAGGGCTTTTGAAGAAGAAGTGCTAATCATTGGTTTCGGCAATGCTGAAGTTAAGACAGAAGGCCAAGGTGTCAATTACGATACCGCAAGTGAAGGTTTCACAGCAAGATACACACACGAGACAGTAGCTCTCGCGTTTGCTCTTACTGAAGAAGCAGTTGAAGACAACTTATATGATCGTCTAGGATCGCGATATACCAAGGCTTTGGCCAGAAGTATGGCGCATTCTAAACAGGTAAAAGGAGCGAATGTGTTAAACAACGCATTCAGTTCCAGTTACACTGGTGGCGACGGTCTATCATTAGTGAACTCAGCTCACACCCTAGCGGGTGGCGGAACTTTCTCTAATCGTCCGAGTACGTATGTGGATCTGAACGAAACTTCGTTGGAAAATGCGTTAATCACTGTTTCAACTTTTGTTGATGACAGGAGTTTAATTCTTGCTCTACAGGGAACAAAACTTGTTGTTCCCCCACAACAGCAATTCATAGCGGAAAGAATCCTGGAAACTCCAGGACTTCCTTTCTCAGCTGACAACGACGTGAATCCGATTCGCAGCATGGGTATGGTTCCTCAAGGCTATGCAGTAAATCATTTCTTAACAGATAATGATGCATGGTTCTTGTTGAGCGATTGCCCCGATGGTCTCAAACACTTTGAACGTACACCAATTTCCACGTCTATGGAAGGCGACTTCGATACTGGAAACGTAAGATTCAAAGCTCGTGAGAGATATTCATTTGGGTGGTCTAACCCTCGTGCAATATACGGCTCTAGCGGAGCGTAAGACACAGGTTCGATAAGGAACGTAATTTCCGCCGTTTCTAACTCAAGCGGAAATAAGAGAAGAGGACTTTGCGTCCTCTTTTTTTTTGTGTATTATGGAAGGTGGATGGTACCCATAATAGAGGTACTGGATTCACGTAAAGTTAATTAATAACCGGAGGATCTGTCCATGACAACACACTTTACAGCGGGGGTCACTAACGCTTCAAAATTTAGTGCATTAGGATTATCGGGATCACCGAGTCCTATCTTTAATCATCAATATTTCGATGACTTCGATACTTATACCGCAGGCCACTGGACTGTTACAGAGCAGGGTAGCGCGACGCAAGCATTGACATCGGGAGACGGTGGTTTACTTTTAATAACCAATGCAGCAGCTGATAACGACAGCACTGAAATGCAATTGACCATAGGTACTTTCACTTACGAAGCCTCCAAAGATTTGTTCTTTGGAATTAGGTTTAAAGTCAATGATGCGACCCAGAGTGATATTGCCGTAGGGTTAGCCAACATTGACACTACCGTCATCGATGGGACCAATGATGCGGTTTACTTTACTAAGGCTGATGGCACTACGTCCGTTAGTTTTGGCGTCGGTAACGATGGTACGTTTACTACCGCTACGGGCGTGGCTACTTTAGCGGATGCCACCAATGTGGAATTAGCGTTTGCTTATAATTCCAACGACGGTCTGTTCCACTACTATGTAGATGGCGTGGATTCGGGTACATCGGTAACTACGAATGCTCCGGATGCCAACTTAGCTCCGACTATTTGTATTCAAAATGGAGCGACGGCAGCTAAGACCATGACAATCGATTACGTTTGGGCAGCTAAGAAAAGAAGCGCTGGCGAAAATAGTTAGGAGGTAACTGATGGCTAATTTAGAAGGCCGTAGAAGAGTTACACAAGGTACGTTGCGCCTTACGGGTAATGACGTTAATGCGCATTCGACCGCAACTACCGCAACCATCTACACGGGCAGAACCCGACTCAAGGGTTTTACCGCTGAAGGTGGAGGTTCTGACGGTACGATAACTGTTTACGACAATACTTCGGCAACGGGTACGGCGGTCCTAGTATTTGGAGTTGAAGCGGGTACTAACCAGAGTTTAGCTATTCCCGATGCGGGAGTGCTATTTAAAACTGGATTGCACGCGGTATTGAGTAACGTGACTCGAATGACGGCATTTACAACCGATGGCGGCTAGAAATGACTGAAGACAAAAAGTGGATTCAAAAAGCGATTAAACGTCCTGGGGCTTTCAGCCGCAAGGCGAAGAATCGTGGAAAGACTACTAAACAGTTCGTCAGAGCTGTTCAACGTAATCCTAAAAAATATGATTCCACCACTGTCAAACAAGCCAATTTGGCGGCTACTTTAATGAAAATGCACAAGGGAGGGTAAGATGCCAGGAGCCACTGAAAGAAGACGTTATCAACGCGGTGAAAAAGGCGGTATTACCGCTCGCGGTGATTATGAATCCAAGGCTTACAAAAAAGGTAAAGCTAAAAAAAAACCCATTAAGGGGAGTTATTGATGGCCACCTCTGGATCACGTGATTTTGAACCTGATGTAGCGGAATACATCGAAGAGGCTTACGAGCGCTGTGGTCTCGAATACCGTACGGCTTATGACGGTATCACAGCGCGTCGTTCTCTGAACCTATTGATGGCAGATTGGGCAAATCGCGGTCTCAATCAGTGGACCGTGCAAAATACTAACTTCACCTTGACGTTGGGACAAACTTATCAAGATCTCGATGCTTACACCATTGATGTCCTCGATGTAATTGTCCGGCGTACTATCAGCGGCAGTGATACCGACATTCAGATGAATCAGATTTCACGTGCTGAATACTGGAACATTCCCAATAAGGACACGCAGGCGCGACCGACGCAATGGTTTTTGGATAAAACCGTGACGCCACGTCTATATATCTGGCCGGCTTCGGAAAATGGCAGTGATAAAATTTATATGAATCGCCTGATTCGCATTGAAGATGCGGATACGAGTGCCAATACCGTGGATATGCCGTTTCGCTTTTATCCCGCTTTAGCGGCGGGACTCGCGTATTACATGTCGATGAAACGCGCACCCGACAGAACGCCGGCATTAAAAATTATTTACGATGAAGAATTTTCGCGGGCAGCCGATCAGGATGAAAGCCGTGCGCCTTTTCAGGTGTCGCCGAATATGAGGTCATTCGGGTATTGAAATGGCTTATGCATCAGGTAGATTTGCAATCGCTATTTGCGATCGCTGTGGCTTTGAATTCAAGTATCATCAATTAAAAAAAGAATGGACCGGATTTAAGGTTTGTGCTGAATGTTACGAACCCAAAAGTCCGCAACTGGAACCCGTCCCACACGTCGCCGACGCCCAGGCTATTTATGAACCGCGCCCAGTTTTGGGTATTGAAACGGGTCAAGGCGTAGTACGTACCGTAGATCCAAACCAAATGACGACGGTAACGGGAAATTCCATCGGTTCTGAGTGGACAGGCGTGAAAGCCACGGGTGAGGTCGGTACCATAACGGCGGCAGGTGACTGATGGCTTTTACTTACAGTCAATTAAAGACGGCTATCCAGAATTATATGGAGAACGACGAAACCACGTTCACCAGCACTTTAGATACTTTTATTCAGCAAGCGGAAGAGCGTATCCTCAAGGAAGTGGAGCTGCTGGGGTTCAGAAAAAATGTGACTGGAACTTTAACCGCTGACAGTCCCTATCTGGGAATGCCGACGGATTATCTGGCACCCTTTAGTCTCGCTTATATTGATGCCAGCAGTAATTACAATTACCTGCTACTCAAACACGTCAGTTTCATCAGGGATTACACGCCCGCGGAAGCCACCACCGGAGGTCCTGGTTACTACGCACAGTTTGATGAGGACAGTTTTATCGTGGCGCCGACGCCTTCCAGTAATTTTACCGTGGAATTGCATTATTTTTATCAACCATCTTCTTTAACCGCAGCTGGCGATAGCGGTACTACTTATATTTCCACTTACGCTCCCAATGTTTTGTTATACGGCTCGCTTTTGGAAGCGTGTAGTTTTATGAAGCTAGATCCGAATGAAATGATTGCTTACGAAACGCGATACAATAATGAAATGATGCGTTTAAAAAACTGGGCG